AATCATTACATCATGTATTTTAAAACCAATATCTTTAAAAAATAAACATTGATTAAAACTCGTACAAGATTTGCTTCCATCAATAATTGCATCACTAACAATCCAAACTACAATACCTCCATCTTTTGTAACTCGGTATAGTTCTTTAGCAATTTCTTCAAAGGGGAAGCTATATCCTTTATAATCCCTCAAATTATCGTAAGGTGGTGATGTAACTGTCAAATCAATAAAATTATCTGCCATTCTGGACATGGTTTCCAAATTGCTTTCGCAATAAATTTTATTTATTTCCATAATAACTTAGCAAAGCATCATAAACATCATCAATACTATATTTCATTAATGATCTTCTTCTAAAGAAGTCCAATAATATTTTTTGGTGTTTGTGATTAAACATCTGATTTTAATATTAAAACTATTGGATTTATAGGTTTTTGATAAAACCAGTACGATGTCATCCAACCGCAAACGCTAGGCATTGACAGGTTTAAATACTTACTTGCATCTGCCGGACTTACGTTATAACCTGCTATTAACTCTAAAGCCAAAGCAATGCGCTTTTTATCTGGCACTTTTAGATACTTTTTCATTTAACAAGTGTAGATATATATTCCCTGCATTCAACTACTCTAGCTTGTAGCTTTTCAATCACTTGAGGATCATAGTCAAACTCAAAGGTTTTAATCCGGTCTGCTTCTGGTATCTCAATAAAATTGCCCTCAAATCCATCGCAAAACTCCTCATAATAAACCTTATACGCTTCTTTAGTATAAACCATATTAAAAATCGTACTGTATATCTTTTTAGGCTCTGTAAGCCACTTTACTGCTTGACTGACTAGATCATAGTCTGCATCTATTAAAGTGTAGCACAGAGAGGCTTTGGTGCATCCAGTCAAGTGCATATATACTTGCAACTGATTAAAGTAGTCAGTATTTGGTATCTCTGATTCAAACATTGGAAATGTATCTAAAGACCAGGAGCATTTATTATCATAAACAACTCCGTTATGTATTAGATCTGGAGTTCCGCAGAAATAGTCATCCTCAAAGTATTTATCATTCTTATAAACCATGCCTAAGTCTAACTGCAAAGCCATAAGCGTAAACGCCTCCTCCTCTAGCCTGTTTCCTTTGTCTATGTATTTAGATTTAATTTCAGTACGCCTTTTGTATAGCTTTTCTTTTAGCCATTGCTTACAGTATGTTTTGCCTGTTTCGCCTAATCCTTTTATGCCAGATATTTTACCGGCTGCTGATGCTCTTATTTTAAAGATTTCCATTTTGTATCAAATTGATTTTGTAAGTTTTCGGTTAAATGTGTTTTTAATGTTTCCAGAGTTTCCCGGTCTTGCGCCTTTTCAATTAGCTTTTGCATCCGGTCCTCCTCTTTGTTTTGCGCAACGATGTGCAATTTATCATCAGATGTAAATGCTAACGTATCTTTTCTGTTTAAATCGCTTCCAAACGTAGTACCGAAATGGTCACAAGCATCCTTTATGGCTACTGTTTTAGCTAATGGGTAAGCCATTGACAAAGCACCATTGTTAATGTTCGCTAGATCAGCCGCAGACTTACCAGAGGCAGTCTGTAATTGCGCTGCTCCTATTCCATCGTGAAAATCCCAAAGACCAGAAATTGGATTAAGGTAGTGAACACGAACCACGACATAAACTCCGTTGAATGAGCTACCCTCACGCAAAACCTCTATTCTGTAATTCTTAAAAATGCGCTTTAGTAAATATTCTACTTTATCAATAGGCAGATACTTATAGCCTTTAATAAATGGATGTGTTTTAATCCAGGATGCAGGAGGTTGCCCATTTAAGATAACCTGCAAAGCATCTGTTTTTACCAGTCCCTCAGGATCGCTATAAAGCTCCTGCAAGGTTGGTAATTTCTTTTGATGTAATTCTATATCACTCATTCTTTAAAGTTATAATAATAATTTATAAATACAAATAAAACATAATAAATAATTCAATAATAAATACCAATACGACTAAGGACATGGCTGCCATGATCACCCAGAAGATACGATTTTCTATCATCCTAGTATCTCTTTAGCTAACCTCAACGCTGATTCCTGACCGTCTAAATAACAAACGCCTCCAGATCTAATCTTATTTACGCCTTTAATATTAAAGACCAGGTTGTGAATATAGACTGCCCATCTGTTATATAGCTGACTGTCCATTGCTAGTTCTTTGTGCTTAGGCATTCCGCTTACCCACGTGATTCTAAATCCGTCTGGATATACTGTCGATCTAATTGCTAACATTGTCAAATATTTTTTCTACTGAAGTTACTGAATAATCTTTTAAATCTAAATGCAAAAATAATTTAAGTATGCTTTGATAGGTCAAATCTAAAAAATGGTTATTACTTTCCAATTCTGCAATTAGATTTTTAATTGTAAGTGGAAATTCTAATTCCTGAGCCTTAAGCACCTCTAGATGCTCTGGACTTAATCTGTCTAGTAGGTTCATATAATTTCAAATGCGTAATGATAATCGTGGTTTAATTCTGCAATAATGTAATCTTCGCCTGAGCATGGACCATAGGTATTATCCTCTGGATTGCCAAACTTGTCTGTATGCCAGGTCTTATTACCCTCGTAATGATCCTCAATCAGATACTTAGCATCTTCGGCTACTGTCTGACCATTCCAATAAATAGCATCCATGTCCGCATCATAATAGCAGTCAGGGTACTTTGTTTTGATTTCTTTTAGTGTTGTCATTTTATTTTTTCGGTTAAATAGTCACACAATCCGGCTACTGTTATCAGTATTGCCGACATAATAATAAAAAAAATGATAATTTCCATAATTTGTTTTTTGGTTTAACGAATATATAAAAGTTATTTTAATAATTCACAAAATAAAAAATATATTTTTATTGTAACAATAATATTACAATATACGGATAATCATAGTATGATCTTTCATCTTTTTAATGTGGAATACTTTTTCAGTTTCTTTATGCAATCTAGTTGCATTGTTGCGCCAGACTTGAGGATTCTCAAATACTTTAATGACTTGATTGATCTTTAAATCTTCTAATTCTTGTTTGTACATACAACAAAGATAAATAAATTATTTATATAATCTATATTTAGTTGCTTTACCCTCTTTATAAGCCTCCAGGATCTCGCCTCTTTGCTTACCATTTGCCTTATAACTTACATGAACCCATGCATAATTAAACTCATTGATGAGCTGATCAAAGGCTAAATTATCCTTTATGTAGTCAAATACCTGCTTATTAGTTATGGTAGTTCCGTCTTGGTCAATGTCTATTGCCTCACCAGTTGAGTGCTGACTGGTCGCAGATCCGCCAATGCATTTGTTTAACTCTGCTGATCTATAACCAGAACTTATCCTAATAGGAACGCCAAAATGCTCACGAATAGGCTCAAATACTTTAGTTGCTAGTATCTTAAAGTTTTCGATATGATCTGGCGTAGGCATATTGCTAATGCCGTTACGTTTAGCGCTATCGCTACGAATAATCTCTGATAAATCTAAATGTTCTGATAGTTTCATTTCTTTTTAAATATTTTATCTGCGCTAGTTAATGAAAGACAACCAAAAGCTAGTAACGCTACTGATTCAACAAGTATTGCCGATGGTGCAGTATGTTCCTCACTAAACGAGTTATGATACATAGTCACACATAAAGCTATAACACAAAGCAATCCGCATAAACGCTTCATGCTATAATGACCATTCTCATCTTTAAAAAACTCTGTCATAATGTATCCTTTTTACTTTTGCCCCAAAAGTTTTTCTTTTCTGTAACAAAAACAGTATCCCTGATAGTCTGCACTTGTATCTCAACTTTTGTGTTTGCTTTTGCTTCAGCTACTTGATTAACTAATTCTGCTATTTGCTTTTTGTCTTGAATAATGCTTTGCACAGTCTTATTAATTATTTTAGCCTCTTTTTTTGTAGCCTCAACAATACTGCTATCCATTACCTTTTGACTTTGCTCTATTTTTAATAATAAAGTATCGTATTTATTTACCTGCTCAATTTCAGTTGTAGTACATGAAGATAAAAGCAGTATGAATGCTAAATATCTCATTTTATCTTTTGTATTTTACCCAATGATTCCAACGTGCTTAACTTTGCAGATGCTCCACTCATTGCGCTCTCACACTTAATTAGTGATTGCCCCATAGCATCCATCTTCGATTCTAGCTTTTCAATCTTAGCACTCTGAGCCTCTAATTGACTATTGAAGTTACCTCTAATATCAATGTATAGAACACTTATGCCAATGATGACTAGAAACATTGTAGCTATAATTGGATTCTTTGCAAATGTTTTAAAATCCATTATGCTTGTGACGGGATTTAAGTTTTTAATTGCCATAATATTATTATTTATCGACCTTGACCTCTATATTTTTTTTTATAATTTTTGCTCGTTTTAATACTGCTTGTTTTACTTTTTGCAGCCACGCCTCTTTTGCTTGATTTTTTCACGTAAGAACTTACGTTCATTGCCTTTGCCATAACTATAACTTTATTGCATACCCTACTGAATAACCTGACATTCCATAACCAACGCTAAATAAGCCCCTCTGCCGAGTTTTAAATAATAGGCTAATGTTGTGTTCCACTCTGCTCATATCTTGCCTTATATCGCTTCTAAATCCCAAATACAATGAAGATTTAGGTTTGACTTGTATATTGTTTGTAATTGTTATGGTTTTTTCTTGAATTTTGGCTTGGAATGACCTGCCGATAATTCTGTTTTGGCTGATGGTATCTCGGATGACAAAGAGGTTGCTATCTTGTCTGATTGAATCAGTAAACTCTTTAACTTGGTTATAATCTTTAACAATGTATGTTGTATCATAATTTTGCTTATAAATAGTATCTAAAATCTTGTAAGGTATTTTATCGCCTTTTGTAAACTTAGTGAATGTTTTATGAGTAATTACAGTATCAATAGTTGTTTTTGTAATAGTATTGACCTGCTTTTTGCCCATAAAATAAATGGCTAATAACAATAAAACAATAATTAATACGTTCTTAATCATTCATTGGTATAATAGTTCCAACTGGATAACTTGCACCCTCTGGCGCCTGAGTTATAGATGTTTCACCATCTACTACTCTTAACGCCCTGCGCAATGGTACTGCGGCTTCGTTTAACGGACCTAAACACTCTGCTAGTGTAACTCCATTAACTTTATCTTCTAAGACCTTACAAGGCATACAAAACATATTAGACATCCCTTGTGTTTTAGTTATTACGAATGAGCGGTTTACTGTCGGCAGTACATCCCATGTTGGAGCTTGTGCTACTGAATCAAAATACCAGAAATAAGACCATACAGTCTTATCTGTGCTATCAGGAGTGATTGATGGATTGCCTACTAGCATAGCGTTAGCTAATGAAACGCCATCCAATACCGGGCAGATTGATTTGCCCTCTAAGAACTTTTTGCCTTGCACTTCGATTGTTCTTCCTGTTAATTCAGCACCAGATGCACCGCAAAAAGCAAACTTGCCTTTGACTAATACTAATGCTTTCTCAGGCTTTGGCTTATCTTGAGTTAGATAAATAGCACCTATTGTGGCTATTATCGCTATGGCTATAATTATTTTTTTCATTTGTTTAAGTTTTTCGTTGCCTGATAATAATACCTAATCGCAAAACCTCCAGATACTATGGCAATCAATGAGGCTATCAGAGTTACTAAAGGCTGAAAATTGGCTATGCTTAGCAAAGCACTTGAAATGCTTATTATCGTCGCTGAATCAGCTAGGTTGTGGTTTGCCATCTTTTATCTGCGGTTGTAACTGTTTAACTAATTCTGCGGCTACTGATTTAACTTGAATGTGAGGACTTGTGCTTTGCTCTATTACTGCTAATACTGCTTCCCATTCTTGTACTGTTAACTCAACTTTTAATTTTTGTACTTCTGGTGTTTCTTTGGTTTTCATGTTTTTTTGGTTTGGTCAAATATAGTTATTCTAAATTATTATCAGTCGGTATTATCGGCTCACCTTTTAATAAATCTATCTCTGCTTTAAGTTCTTGAATGGCTTTTGTAAGCATTGCAATAATGCCTCTATCATAAATACCCCAATTTTCGTTTTCTGTTTTTGGGCTATTTGCTACTTCTTCACCTAATGCTTCATTTACCTCTTGAGCATAAAAACCTAATTGTCTAATGTCAGTAGGTAATCCACTTTCTTTATTCCAATGAAAATATCGTGGTTTTAAATTCATTACTTTATCTAAAGCATTATCAATAAATCCATCTTCGATTTTTAAATTCATATCGGAAACGGCAGATAATACACCACTTGTTGCAGTAACAGTTCCACTACCTAAAGCACTAATTGTAACTACACCAGATGATGATATGTTGAACTTTTGAGTACCATCAATATTAATTGATAAATCTGATGATGCTCTTAAATTGTCAGGGTCAACAGTTATTAGTAATGAATTACTTCCACTTGAAGATAGCTGCAAACCACCTACCATTTCATTAAATGCAGAAACTATACCATAACCTGCCTGAAACCCAGAAATAGTTTTAACTTGAAAAAGTGGTTTAAATGAAGTGCCAAAAGTTGAAGTATTTCCTGCAGTAACCGATGAACTAAACGTAGCTTCTCCTGTGGATGCTATGCTTAATCTATTTGTTGTATTAGTCGCAAAATTCAACGTATTGGCAGCCGATAAATACATTCCGTTTGTTGGAACTGTCGAGGAACTTGGTATAAATGACCTTCCAGTTACAGTTGTATTAAATGTTGAATTTCCTGGTGCAACAGTAAAAATACTGCTACCAACCCACTGAAATATTGCTATATCACCTGCTGATTCATTATTATTGTTAACCAATAAAGCAGGATAAGTTGTTGAATCATTATAAAAAACACCGCCATATCCATTTACTGAACTTCCATATACACCACTTCCACCTGTTCCCGATGAATTTCCTTGCACACCTACACCTGTTGTAGCACTTGCATATAATCCCCATCCTGTTGTTGCAGTCCCTCGCAACGCCTTACCAGATGTAGCCGTACCCTGAACAATATCGGCAACTGTGCCTGTCATTGATAATCCAATGCCATAGAGAGTACCTGTAAGCGTTTTATCACCTGCAAAACTTTGAGTCCCCGTAGTTACCACACCACCAAAACTTGCTGATGCAGGTTCTAAATTTAATACTTGACCTGTTAAGGTTGCTGCATTAGCATTAGGAGTTGAACCAATAGCAGATAATGTTACTGCACTATGAATATCGCTTGTTAGAGCCAAAGTTCCCGTAGCACTTGGCAAAGTGTAGGTATAAGTTCCGTTAGTAATAGTTGAGCCTAAAGTGAGCTGACCTGTAACTCCAAGCGTACTACTAAAACTTGCAGTTGTGCCTGTTAAATTTTGAGCCAAAGTAACCTGCTGACTTGTGTTAATAGTTAATGCAGCTTTTGATAAAGTACCTAAAATTAATGAATTTGAACCAACTGATTTTAATACTGTTGCATAAGCTATGCCGCCTTCGGCTATTGGAATTTCTGTTGGTGTTGCACCCTCAATTCCTAAACTTGCGTCACCTGTTGTATTTGATATTCTTATAAATTTTGCAGAAGTTGATGCACCTGTATTTTCTAAAAATTGCCCTACAAATGTACTTGCTAATGTACTGCTTAATGTCTTTGCCCCTGCAATAGTTTGCGCTCCTGTGGTTATTAAACCTCTAGCACTTGCACTTGCACTCGGAATATTAAAAGTATGCGTATCAACAGAACTCGAAATATTAAAATCTGTTCCTGTACTTCCAACTGCAAAATACTGAGCCTGTTTCGTTAATCCGTTTAGCGTATTTATACCATTTGAGAAAGTTGTAACTATCTCTGATAAATGATTATCCTCTGTATGTAGCGTTATTGTTCTGCCTGAATGCGTAACGTAAACCCGAATCGCTAACCTATCTGTTATCGTTAAAACAGTTTCAGGAATACCAACCGAAGTATAGTAAATATCTATTGCCGTTCCGTTTGTGATGCCCTCTGGAGTAGCCGAACTTGTGCCTAACAACGTAAACGTAGTGCCGTTATATTTGTAGACCTCTACGTAAAATGATGGAGTACCTCCACTAGATGACGCAGAAAAATACATTTCTACGTTCCAATTACCGCCCGGTATTAGTAAAGAGCCAGGATCGTTTGCATCTGTTATAAACTGGGCAATATACCCATCTGCGCCAATAGTAAAATCAGTACCTGTCCCGATAACAGGCGTCTTATTCATCTCGTAATAAGTATTTCCTACAAAAGTACCCTGATTGACTGAGCCGTTTAGATAATAGGCAACCGATGAACCCCCGCCCCCATTTGTCGGGAAATCAGCCAAAGCGCCATCCCCTCTAATGTATTGAGATGCAACACCTGCTGCCGTTACTGCTAAAGTGCCTGAGCTTGTAATTGGTGAATTAGCTACGTTAAAAGCCGATGGCATTGTTAAACCAACAGAGCTAACTTTGCTATTGATCTGGTTCTGGACTTTGCCAAATGCAGCTAAAATAGTATCGGTAGCAGCAATAGCGCCACCGGTAACTGATAATCCTGTAAGTATTTTGCCAGTCACTCTAGCATCCGTTACAATACCTCCGACAGTTGTTCTATACGCTATTTGATTGCCTGTTATGGCAATAGGTATTATATTAGCATCCGTTACCGAACTCGGTAATGCCGTAAAATCCTTTAAATAAACTCCATTTATAACTGGCATATCTTTTAATTTACAAATACATACAAACCACCACCATTATCAACATAAACACCCTCATCCTGCGCCCAAACATTGTAAGCTAATCCTGCATTTACTATTGCCCCATAGCCTGTAATAACTCCTGTAAATTTAACAAAATCTTCAGATGTTCCACTAATCTCTAAAGATTCTAGAAATCCCTCACCTGCATCGCCCTCATTCGTATCTGTGTTTAGCATCGACCAGTCCATAATCTGCCTAGACCTGCCTAAATCTTTCAACTGATCCCAACCTATGATTGCCTGATCTGTCGAATAGACTGCCTCGAAACTTATAGAATAAGAATGCAACTGAGGTAACTGCTTCTGCGCCATGTCTTGCGTTGACTTGCAAGTCTTAATAAAGCTGATATTCTCAGCTAGATTATTACTCAGCAAACACCCAACAGGCGTATCGTTTATATAAAGCATTAAATCAGTCATAGCCTGTTATATTACCGCTAAATTTAATAAAATCTTGCACCTCACCCACTATCTCTAAATTCTCTATAAATCCTTGCCCTTGCTCACCCTCTATGCCATCGCCTGTAATTTCCCAATTTATCTTAACTCTTTCAAGCGATTTTAAGCCTGTCCACGACATTATATTACTGTCGGTAGTCATAACACCCTCAAAGGGTATTGAGTAGGTGTAGAGCCTCCCTAATTGCGTCAGACCGCCTGACTGTGTTGTCTTGCACGTTCCTAAAAACGAAATCTGCTCTGATCTACTCACAGAAGTTAAACAACCTACTGGCATATCATTAATATATAGCATCATGGTCCTGCTTTTACTGTTACTCTGGTTGTAGCTCCGTAATCTGGCACTAAGGTATAATCAAGAGCAATTTCGTCATCTACTATTCTGCCTAAAACCGCTTTGCAGATGTTCTGCTGCAAGTCATAGTTAAGGCTTAAATTCATAAAATAACCCTCTATTAAATTAATTGACCATCTCTGCAAAGGATTAAAGTACCCAAATATAGAACCCTCAAATCTAACAAATGGTCCTGCATATAACCTTTGTTTTTCTTCAACTGCAATCCGTAGAAACTCTTTGCTACTTTCATAAGGCTCAGCCAGAATACTCTCAGATATTCCACGCCTTACCCATCGTTCTGTTAAAGTCACTTGGTCATCCTGGTAAATAGCACCAACGTACATCTTATTAGGACTATCGCCATTAAAAACATTAATAGTTTCTGGCACAAAAGTAAACTTGCCTGTTTGCGTAGCCGTATGGATCTCACCTATCTCATCACCAAAATCTAAAAATACATAGGCAGAAATTCTAGTGTACACGATATTATATACTGTGCCTGATGGCGCTAATATTCTAAAGGTAACATTTCCGCTTATAGGAACTGGATTAGATACAATTGTTTCTGTACCTCCTGCTCCTATTTGACTTCTAAGCTGATAATAATTTATTCCCGGCTCTACTGGAGTTATTGCCCATGAGCCGTCTGCCTGTAAATAATGAGTGCTTAATCCATCATATAAACTAATTACAAAATTCATATCTGTACCAAATAGAGGATTTGGATTTTCATATTCAATAATAAACTTCACTCGCTCTTGTACAGTTATGTTTAATGTTACCGGTATTAAATTATTGTTTTCGTAATAGTCTGTTAATACAGGATAAGTGCCTCCCGTAGTGTAAAATATTACGCCTCCAGTTGGGTATAAACCTGCATACATTGTGCCTGTTTTAGTATAGCCTGGAATAGTAACAAAAGCACAAGGACCAATCGGATCGCCTCCGCAAGTTTGACCTGCACCTGCTAAATTAGGATTAGCTAACATTTCATCCGTATTTTCAATTTTACCATACAGATAAGACATAGACGCATTTTTATATGGTCTGTCAATCATTTTCATTTGATCGGTATTGATATGGAAATAAGGAGCTGCTATTATGCCCTCGCTCTCGCCACCTAAAACCAAATCTAAATTTTCGGTTACTGTTGGCTGATCATAAATTCTATACCCATCTAAATATCTTCTAAATACTAAGTCACCATCTACTGCTAACTCAGTTGGTCTATAAATATACCACTCGCCTCCGCTTTGTATCATGACCGCAGTCCATTCCTCTAGTATTGATCTAAGCACATCTTCACAGTTCATTGGTGTAAACTGGTCATCTTTTAAATAACGCTCTGCATTTACATAAGCCATATCTAAAGGATCATAACTGTCGCCTTGCGTCATGCTTGTTTCGTAAATATTAACGCAAGTATTAAGCACTAAACTAGGTGCATCTAACCTTACCAAACAGGCTTCTATGACCTCAATAAAACTCTGCTTACCTAAATAAAAATTGCCATCGTTCTGGACATAAGACAGATTTTTAAGCAACCCTATCCCATCAACTGCATTCACAGAAATAACATAAGGCGGGAAAGTAAATGATTCCTGACATCCATCTGGAATAATAAATCCCTGCCAGATTAAATCCTCAAAGCCTCCAGGACTAACATAGCAAACACCATTTGCATTTGCATAGGCTTGCCCCTCTGCCGTAAATCCACTATCGGCATCTGCTAAAGCCTGAGCTGCTGCCTGACTTGTCACGCTATTATAATTTTTAGTAAAGACCTCTAAAGAACCCTCACCAGATGCGCAGGATGTTTCAAACACCGCTGAACGTATAGCCGTATAGGTTGTTGCTGAATAAGTCGTGTAAGTCTCTATAAATATGTCAGTTGTCGGCACTAAGCTAACATCTATTGAAAACGGATAGGTAGTTGTTCTTTGTGTAGGCAGTCCAGTAATCTCTAAATTCATACCGGGAATGCCACCTGCTGATGGTCCTGCTGCATAAGGTTTTATTAAAACAGTATCACCCTGATTTATCTCAAAGGATCCTGATGCCGTAGTAAACTGTAAAACCTCGCTAACCCCATTGACAAATATCTCTAAATCCATCTCAGCCGCAACCTCACTCATATCCCAGTTGACAGTTAATTTGCATGGTTTTTCCTTGCGATAAATCTGCACCATAAACTCACGTTCATTCTCTGTATATAAATCCTCTAGCTCAAAGTCCTCAGTTGCTATTAGATTTAACGTACACTCAGAACCGATAATAGGCTCTAGCTTATTACTTGAAGTGTTTTGGTAGTTTATTTGAATAGGATTTTGTTGAGCCTGTATTTCCGTAGATGGACCTGCATAATCTAACTGCGAGATACTGCAAAGGTATTCATCTGGAAAGCAATTAACTTTCCTAGTATCTCTGTCAGAATAAAACGTGAAATAATATTTTTGTGAATAACTCATGGTCCAAACCTCTGTAATTTAGCACCTGCCCTATTTAACACTCCGATTAAGTTAGTACCTGAAATCTCAAATACAACTCTGCCACCGCCAAAGTCCTGAGCAGATCCTGCCGCACTTGTACTAATAGTAGATGATGCTTGTGGAATAGGTGCTTGTTGTTTCTTTTTAAATAAAGATGCTATACCTGCTATTGCAGCAACTCCTGCTAGAATAGGTAGCAATGGACTAGCAGCAGCGACCGGTGCGCCAATAGTTGCAGCCGAACCTAAAAAGCCTCCCGTTGATGCGGCAATACCTGCTAATGG